ACTGCAATAATATTTACACCAGCAATCTGTGATGTTCTGAAGTTACCTTCATTATACATTTCACTGATATGACACATAGGCACCCATACCTTTGAAAATATTTGTTCTTGTTCTTGTGCAAAAATCTCTGCGTTGTTATAACATTCACTTGAGATATATTCTACGTTAGGCGTTTTAGTCCAATTCTTATGATTACGAGGTGGCATGACGTATCTCCTTTACCAATTGTCTTCATAATTCCTCACTACTGGACTCCACCTTTGTCCGTATTCATCAATAACAGACTCACCCAATGGGTCATCTACACCGTTATCCATAAATCCGAATGGAGCCATATCTTGTTCTAGTTGGTCTTGTTGTTCTAAGAACATTCTCTCTCTAATATCTACGTTAGTCAATTCTTTAAAATATGTTTGATTTGTCATCCATGCAAATAGTACACAACACATTGCAAGGTCATCCGTGTGGCCGTCTTCTGCTTGATATGATTGTCCATGCTTGACAAATGTAGAAAACTCTGTTATAAGGTCATAATCATTAATGATTAACTTATCAGTTTCTATTAATTGTTTGAGGTTTGAACACCCTAACATCTTTACTGCTTTGGTTGTTCTTACACCCAACTGTACTTTACCCCCAGAGAACCCAGAACCAAGTATTTGACCAGCTCTACCACGCATGGATGCCATAATTAGATTATCAAACTCTAAGTCATACTGCATTGCAGTTGCAACTTGTTCACCAATATCATTTACCTCAATCATTACATATGCGTTGTTATATGCTTTTGCAACATCATAGATTACATTAGGAAAGAGTAAAGGTTTGATTTCGTTATTACGATATTTTGCAACAATACGATACGGAAGTTCTGATACATCAAATACAAGAAATGCAGAATAGTCTTGTTCTGTTCCTCTTGCAACATCACACACAATAGTATACAATCTATCTTTATCTGGTTTTACATATAACTCCAACCCAGCATTGCGTTGTATGGGGTCATCAAACACCATAGATTTAATCTTTGTTGGGTGAATAAGGGTATTGATAGACCCTAAGAATTCACACTCAAATTCACGATTAAATTGTTCTTGTGATGTATTTGCAATAGTTTCGTGTTTCCACTTTTCATCTCTGCCTGGGATTTCACTCCAATGAACGTCAATAGGATTATAAGAGTTTTTACCACTCTCTGCATCAGACCAAAGTTTATAGAAAAGATTCATACCGTTTGGAGTTGATACGATAACAACCTTAGTATTTTTACCAGATGAAATTGTAGGATACACAGAACTGAAAAAGTCTTCTGCGACATTGTGAGGTACGAAAGCAAACTCATCTAAGAAAATCATATTGTAAGAACCACCACGAACTGCACTTGAAGATGTAGAAGATGCAACAATACGAGAACCGTTCTCTAAGTCCAGAGAACCCTTATTCCAAGACATTACTCCTTGTTGTAACCACTTGGGTAGGTTTTCATATGCAAGTTGTAATCTGGAAAGAATATCTCTTGCAGTTGCAGCTTTGTTTGCAAGTATTGCTACTCTCATCTGTTCATTGAATAGAACATAATGTAAGATATAAGATATAATTGTAGTTGTCTTACCAGATTGTCTGGGAAGTTTACATATAGTAAAACGATTGTTGTGTATCGTTCCTAGTATTTCTTTTTGAAATGGGTATACATCAAAAGGAACAAGACCCTCATCCAGAGATACAATTTTAATGTATTTCTGACAAAAATATAGAGGGTCTTGCATACACTTTTGGTATTCAAGAATTTGGTCTTTTGTCCATTCTACTGGAACATTTGCCTTTTTTAGAAGTGGATTACCAAGGTAATGATTTATATCTGTCATAACAGATATATTTATTCAGACTTTGGTGCAGAGTCCTCTAGATGTTTTTTGTATGCAGCTTTGACTGCATCAGTATGAAACTGTGCAACCATCGCCTTTACGTCTGCACTTTCACCAGATGAATCTGAGTCTGGTGCAACAACATGACGGTGAAAACTTCTTGAAAGTTCCACACCATCTTCTTCAATAATAGTTGCAGTTCTTACTTGAATGTTTTTGAACTCGCCTATTACTTCAATTTTATCTTGTTCTGTACGTTTTGTAATCGCCATTATTTTTCTCCTTTTGTCCACCCCTAGTATCCACTAGAGGTATAAAGTTATTTATTATGCATTTGTTAAGTATGTAAAAACACCAGAAACTATAAGGTCACCAGCAACAATTTGAGTTATACCCCAACCAGTATCATACTGGTCACTTGTACCATTAAATTGCCATAATTCAAAAACTGCACTACCAGTTGGAACAATTGGTTTAAAACGATTTCTATTTGCTGAAAAACTACCACCAGATTTCATCCAATTCGTAGCAAAACCACCAGCACCAAAAGCAAGAGTATCAGTGTTACTGGATGCAAAAGGTAGTCCAGTAATTCTACCATCTCCACTACCACCACTCATATCTCCACCAGCAATTCTTAGATAAATGTGAGCATGAACTGTTCTTCCAATTTTTGTATATTTACCTTTTTGATACTGGTAAGCAGAAACTGTTGGGTTACTAGATGAACCAGTTAAAGTTGGAGTCCAATCGCCTTCTTCATAATCGTCAAGAGCATTTGCTGTACCAGTTCCACCAATACGAATACTACTACCAACATATATATCTTTCCATCTTCTATTATTTGCACCTAAATCTGTTGTGTTATCTCTAACTCCACCAGTTGATGCACTTGGTGAAATCTCATTACTACCATTATTAAATAGTAAATTGGTTTCGCCAGTTCCTATTTGTATAGCATCAAATCTTTCTTGAATAGTTCCTACAGCAGAACCTTCATGATTAAATGTAAAAATGGGGCCACTAGAACCAGTATGATTTAATGATATAGTACCAGAACCAGTTCTTGTTGCGATTGTATCTACTTTAATTGTTGACATATTTTTATCCTAACAAAAATCCACTAAACATGGGAGCCATAACTGCACCAGCATTATAATTAGTATTTCTTGCACAAGTTACATAATCGTTTGCAGCTAAAGTCATTACACCTTGTATGGTGTTGACAATGTAATCACTGTTTTGTGCTGAATTTCTAGAAAATCCAGAAACATCAGAATTATTTTTTCTAATATATGAATAATGGTAGTTAGAACTATAAGAAACAGCTATAGAGAAACAAAAGTAATAATCACCAGCAACTGGAGCAGTAAATCTTCCATTACTATGGTTAAAAACACCATCTGGGTCAATTTCTGTAGAACTAGTTAAAATATTTCCAGAAGTATATGTTACAGCACCAGTACCACCAGAATTAGGAACTGAAACTGCACTAGTTCCACCTATAAAAAATCCTGCCGTTTTTGTTCTTGTAACATACCCATTATTATGGATTCTCATGCGTTCACCAGCATCACCATCACCACCAAAAGTATGAAATCTTAAATCGGTATTAGCAGCATCACTACCCCTAAAAGACTCTATACCAGTAAAGCGTGAGTTTGATGAATCAGTACTAAAACCAATTCTTCCTACAACTGCATTATTGCTTGCTGTACCATTACCCACAGCAATATCACCATCTTTTAAATGTAGTAACTCTTGTGGAGCAGTTAATCCTATACCTACTCTGTTATTAGAACTATCTACTTTTAATGTTGAGGTATCTACTGTAAAGTCACCAGTAACACCAAGTGTACCACCAACTGTTGCGTTTGATGTAATTGCGGCTGTACCTTGTCCAGTAATGTTTCCAGGCACCACAAGATTATGTCCAGAACCTAAACTTACGTTTCCAGAACCAGCAACATTTTCAATAGTATCTACTTTAATCTTGGATGACATTACTTATTTCCTATTCTTCTTTTGGTGCGTTTGCATCAGATACATTCTTTGCAGTATCAACTACTTTCAAAGTATATGCTTGAGTGACTTGTGCATCAGTACCAGTTGCAATTGCAATAGAATTTGCATTACAATGTGCGACTAGAGCTGCAATAATCTCTTCTTGTGCAATACGAGCACGATTATGAATTGCGTTATCACACCAATCTTGGACTGAATAAGCAGCATACTCAAGACACTTTACTTGTGTGTCTGATACTGTTACTTTAATCTCTGCCATTATATTCTCCTATTAATTCTATTTATGCATCATCTCTTTGTTTACGATTTTTGTAATCACTTCTCGCAGTTACAAGCGCAACAAAGTCTGCTTGATTTGATGGTATACTATCTGTGAATGAATTATCATCCATTAATTTTGTTGTCCACTCTTGTTGCATACGTTTCCAAGCATTGTTGATTTTACCATCTACTGCATCTTGAATCCAAGAATCTATTCCAGCATTATCTGTATCATTAGACAAATCGTTTGATAATATTTTTTGTTGTAAGTCTGTTAAACTTACTGTTTTAGTATGTGTTGCCATTTTTAATCTCCTTTAAGATTGCTTATTTCAGCATGGGTTTATAATAGTAAGCATCCACTAACTTGTGAATCACCATGTATGTCTGTTTGAGCACCACCTCCTTGAACATATACAGCAAAATAAGTAGTATCATTAGCATCCATATCACAAATCTGTGAACCAGAAACACTAAAGTTTGAATCAGAACCCATGAAAGCAGATGGATTCCAAGTTTGTTGATATTGTTTATTACTTGTTTTGATATGCACATCAAGAGTAGTATGACTAGCATCTAATTGTGTGAAATAAAATAAGTAAGTAAATAGGTATTTTCCACTAATTGGAGCGGTAAAAGTATTTCCAGACAAATGACTACCAACATTAAATCTTGGAGAAGATAAAGTTACTGTGGTTTGTGTTGTTAGGGGTATATTAGTTGTGGTTGCAGTTGCACTAAAGGCAGGTTGTCTTGGTTTTTTGACATATCCATCTGTCTTAATTTCCAGACTTTGTAGGCCTTTTACAAAAAAATTCATTTCTTCACTATTAGTCGTAGTGTTGTAGGCAATTTTTCCCTCGTCATTGTCACCACTATGACCAAAGTTTAATCCAAGAACAGATGAACTACCACCCAATATACTTAATTCTGTATTGTCATTACCATCAATGACTGCAACAGTTTGTGAAGTTGGTGTAGCACCACTTCCAGTTGGCAAAGACACATGAAGAGTTTTAGCTGGGCTTGCAGTTCCCATGCCTACTCTGTTATTAGAACTATCTACTTTCAGTACGTTTGTATCTACTACAAAATCGTCACCAGATTCAATCTTGACTGTGTTTGCATCTCCACCAGATGTTAATCCTGCTATTGTTGTGACTGAAATTTTACTCATATCTTATACCACCGAAAGTTCACCGTTGATTGTAAGTGTTACTCCACTCGCAATTGTCAACGGCCCAGCTGCTAATCCATTATTATTTGCATCAATAGCAACACTGGTGTTTAATTCATTTTCGTGAACACGAATAATATCTCCAGCACCACCAGATGTTTCTCCAAGAAACTTACCACCACCTAAACCAGATGCACTTACTCTTTTAAATGCAGTTGCAGAGTTATCAAAAACAATCAGTGTATCACCAGATACAGACTTATCTACATCAGCGTTTGCAAGTGTTGTTCCAGACCCTTGAATTGCACCATTTTTTATTTGAGTTAGTAATGCCATTTTATTTTCCTTTTAACATCTTTTGAAGTTCTGAAGTAGAACCTACGAATAATGCGTTTGTTACATTCTTTGGTGCGTTACTTGGTACTTCTTTTAACTTTTGCATTTTAAGTTGTAACTCACCTAACTTTTCTGTAACATCTGCAACATTCTTAATCAGTTGACCAGCAACCTCATAAGACCGTGGATGTTCACTTTCCTTTGCAAGTTCAAGAATACCATCAATTGCATCTTGTCCTCGTTCTACCAGACGGTAAAAGTTTTCCCTCTGATACTTATAGTCATTATCTGATTCTTCATCTGGTTTCTTTACTTGTGGTAAAGTTACTTGAGAAGTTGTTGTTTCCACAACATCAGTAATTCCTAGTACATTATCTAATACGTTTACGCTGGTTTCTGAGGCCATTTGACATTTTCCAGAACCCCATCCTTCAACGTAGCATCTTTACCATCTGCATGAGCTGGTAAATCACGAAGAGCTTGACGATAGGTTTTCATATTGTCTGCCATGGTTACGTCAGAATTTGCAGTCCAATCTGTTTCAGCGAGTTTTGCATCCCTCTGTAAACGAAGTTCTTTCATAGGTGCAGCTGCATCAATTGCTGTCATCTTATCTGATACTTGTTTCCAAGTTACACCCCATTTTGAAGTGTCATCAGATTCGATTGCAGAACCGTTTGCATCCGCTCCAGTTACTTTTCTGAACATTTCTTTGAACTCATCTTCCTTTGTAGGTTCTCCACGAAGTACCCACTCTGTGATGGAGAGTTCTTGTAATGCTTCTGAGACTGTTGCCATTTTATATTCTCCTTAGTTAATTCTTTTCTATATTTATAAGTATTCTATTGTAAAATTTCTTGTAGTAAAACATTTCCACCACGACTAGCACCATATGTATATATAAAAGACATTCCACTATCGTTGTGTCTATAACTTTGCATAGTATATGTAACAGCATTAGTTGTACTTGGTGAATCTAAAAATGTCATACTCATGATAGCATCATGTTCATTTGTTGCATTTCTTACTTGAAATTGTTCAACATTACTGTCTGTATTCCAAACAAGAGTTGTTGCTCCACCAGAAATTGCTCTATTTAATCTCATAGAACCTCTCATATTTGTTCCAGAACCACTTAATCTGTAAGGTATATGAAAGTGAACCAAAACTTTACTACTTGTTGCAGTTGGTGTAATTGCAAGAGTATAATTTGTATTTGCCCATGTCGCTTCGGCACTGTTGTTATGGTCAGCAATTGTACCAGACTGAACCATTTGACCAACCATATGGGGAACTTGCATACCACCAGCATCAGTTACTACAAGTTTCTTACCAGTAGGAACTGTAATCGTTGTACCACTTGCACTATCTAAATTATTAATTTTTAATGTTGATGCCATATCCTATTCCTTACTGTGCGATTTCTTTTAAAATGATGTTACCACCTATATTTGCATCCCAAGTCTGAAAATAACCAGCACCACTATCATTGTGAATATAACTTTGGGCTCTATAAGTAACTGCACTTGTGGTGGCAGGACTATCTCTAAAAAGAAAATTAACAATGCCATCATGTTCATTTGTTGCATTTCTAACTTGAAGTTGTTCAACATTACTGACGTTATTTACTATTAAAGTACTTGCACCACCGCTAATATCTCTATAAATTCTGATAGAACCTCTTAAATAGTTAGAAGTACCATTGAGTCTAAATGGTATATTGAAAGTTAATTCAACCAAACTGTTAGAATACACTGGTGTAATACTGTGTTGATAGTTAGTATCTGCCCAGTTTCCAGGCGAACTATTGGAGTGTGCGGCCGAGTTTGCTTTTTGTGTTGTTTGTATAATCTGTTCTGGTGCTACAATACTGGCAGAGTCTGTTACAACAAGTTTCTTACCAGTAGGAACTGTAATCGTTGTACCACTTGAAGTGTTTAGATTGTTTACGAATAAAGTACTCATTGTGAAATCTCCAATAACGTAATATTTGATTCACCATTATCCCATTGAAATCTTGCAGTACCATTGTTAGCAGTGGTGGTTATTTTTCCTTGTGTTTTATAGGTAGTTGCACTTGTTGTAGCAGGACTATCTAAACAAGTTACTGCCCAAGGCCCGATTGATTTAACTGCACTAGCACCATTTGCTTCAATACCAGAAATATATGTCTGGGTTTGTATAACAGTACTACCTCTTAGAAGTTGTAAACTACAATAAGCAGAATTGTTGTCTCTATCTGAACCAGTATTTTGACTTATGAGTATTAAAATTTTACTAGTATTATATTTTGGTGTAATAGTTGCTGTAAGAGTTGTATCCGTAAAAGTAGTTGAAGCAACATTAGTGTATGTGGTAGTTTTTGCATTTACTGTTTGTACAATAGAACCAGCAGGCAACTTAACATTTGCTGCTGTGGTTGCACCTACGATATTATCTACTGTTAATGTTGAACCCATTCTCTATCCCCTATACAATCGTTAAGTTACCATTAACAGTCAAGTTAACAGTTCCAGATGTGGATACAGTCAAAGGCCCAGCTGCAAGTGCGTTATCACCAGATGCGATAGTTACACTAGTATTGAGTGTTGTCTCATGAACTCTGAAAATATCACCCTTACCATCTGTGGTGTCACCTCTGTTACCATTTTCTCCAGAGAAAAAACCAACACCACCAGCACCAGATGCTAACTTAGCACCAGTAATTGTGGTGTTTGCAATATCAGCAGCTGCGATTGTAGCGTCTTCAATAGAACGAGAAATTACTTTTCTGATTGCCATGTCTTAATCCTTTTCTATTATTTATACGTCTTCTTTATCCGTACCACTCACTGGGTCAAAATTCTTTGCATCTTCAAAGAAAGATGTAGTCTCATTAAACCCAAAGTTATCATCTGCTTCTGCACTTGCTGGACTTGGAGTAACATTGTATCTTTGTTCTCTCTTAGGTGCGTTGATAGGCATATCTGTATACTGGTCAACTTGAACTTGTTTGATAACTTTCTGGTCTGTAACTGGGCCGTACAGATAGAATTTTGCAGTAAATGATAATGTATATGTAAGAACCCTTCTATCATTAAAGTCACCATCATAACTATCTTCATATGCAACATTACTTAAAATAATCGGAACATCTCTCGTTGTTCCCATTGAAGAGTTGTCATTTAATGTGATAGTATAGTCTGGTTGAAAGAAAGGTAAAATCTGTTCTACAATTTGTAATGCATCATCTGAACTTTTTGCCATAACAACAAGGTCAAAATCCATGTTATATGGTACAGGCATATACTGTGAAGATAATGTTTTACCTTCTGTAGATGTATTTGTTTTCTTAACTTTTTGAATAGAGTTTAATTTACGAGAAGGGTCATAAGAAATTCCAGAAATTTCAAATCCCATTCTTGGTAAGGTTAACGCAACCTTTTTACTAAGGGTTGGGTCTTCTCTTAATCTAGTTAAAAACTTTTGTTTTGGGCCGTATGCAAGAGGTACTTTCATACTTTGCGTCACTGCACCAGAATTATTTACTCTAACAATATTAATATTATTAAAAATAGTTCCAAAGGCAACCACGACCTTTCGCATTGTTTCATGGTAAAATTGTTGTCCTAACATATTATATTATCCTATTTTTCCTATGTCACCAAATGGATTAGATTCAGTAAAGTCAATAACGGTATCATCTTGTTTATCGAAGAAATCATTCATTGCGTTTTCATCTATCGTATCGGTTACATATGCTTCTTGTATTATATAGTCTCCAGTTTCTAGGACTACATTGTCACCACCAGTTTCGTTCTCACCGATAAGATTATCAGTTCCACCAGTCGCAGCTTCTTGTTCTAAGTTACCAGTTCCGTCTTCTAGTTCAAGACCCTCATTATATGTAGTAGTACTTGACTGTTCCATAGAAATCTGATATACTAACTGGTCTAGAGAATTATCTACTTCAATTGCATCAATCTCTGTGATACCAGTATCCATATCTTCACTTGAGTATTCAAATGTTTTACACTTTAATTTAAAAGCAGGAACATTATGAACTTGATAGAATGGGTCATCATGGTCAACAAAAGATATTTCAAATATTTTCTTTACCTTTGGAAAGTAAACCAAGTCACCTTCATTCGGTCTTGTTTTCACAATCAAATTAGAATCGTGTGATACTAATTGTTCAAACCTTCTTCTTGCAACTACAAAGGTAACATCCTCATTCATCTGTAGACCGAACTTGGACATGATTTCTTTTTCACCTTCATATCCTTCTACATTTTCAAAGTACATTTCGATTTGATATGCATCATCAAATTTAGACAAAGTATCTTCCCCAAAGAGACTATCTTCTTTGACTAAAGTTCTTGGAATATAGAAAACATCTTGTCCATAAATCTTTAATTGTTCTATCATTAAATCTTCATAGAGATGTTGTTCTGGTTTAGTTCCAGTATCAAAATATACGTTTGTCGGCATCAAATTATCCTATCATGTAGTTTGGTGGTAGTTCATATGCAAGTTGAATTTGTTCCTCTAACTTTTCTATGTCTGCCTGAGCCTCTTCAAATAACTTTGCACCATTTAGTGTAACACCACCTAACATTTGAACACCCTCAAACTTAGAAAGGTTTGCACCCCATTGTCTTTTTATTAGTGCAGTTGTGTATCTTTTTAAATAAATGTCATTAAAAACATCTGTATATGTTGTTGGGTCTAAGTTACGATAACATTCAATAATAATGAAATCCCCAACTCTAACATCTTGTGACCAATCCATATCTATGTATAATCTACTTTGGTGTTGATTAAAACGTATTGGTTTTTCTCCAACGAGAATGTGGTCTAGTAAATCTAAGTGTTGCATAGTCATTTCATAATGAATAATAGATTCACTACTAAAATCATACAAGTCATTTAGACGTAACTGGTAACGAACATCAAACATATTTACTGTATTTTTATCAGAAAAATCAAATATTTTAACAACTGATAATACACTTGGTGGTACTGGAATAAAACCTTTTCCATCTAACCAAGTTGCAGTAATACTACTATCAACTTTATCAGTTGCAGTTTCAGAAGTATTTGTTGTAGCTCTATCTATGTCTGCTTGTGTAATTGCGTGTTTTAAATATACCCTTTCAATACCGTCATAATGGTATTGTGCGAAGTATTGTAGTGCATCATCTATTCTATCATCTACTTGGTCAT